CCCACTGTTACTATTGTGGATTTCGATCTTGATCTTGAATATGACCTGGTTTATCTTAGCAATGCCTCTATAGATAATAAAGTCATTGCTCCAGCACCAAGATGTTCAAACGAGTACACTAATAGACCTGTAGTTTTTGATGATTGTAGATTTACATTTAACCCTTATGCTGTAAATAGAGCTCTAAATCTTTATCAGGATCTTAGTAAGATAGTTAATAAAGTTTTTGGACTTGATGTTAATTATTATTCGATTCAGCCCCAAGCAAGAGGTAAGGATGTGATATTGAAAGAATATACTCTTTTCAATGTGGTTGATGAAAAATGTATTAAAGTTCTGGTAAATCAAAACCAATTCCCAGATAATAAGATAAATTACGATCCATTCGGTCTCCAGTTTGATGAACCTTTTGAGATACAGATCGATAAAAGATATTTTGAAAGCATTTTTGGAAATGGATCACAGCCTAGAAAAAGAGACATCATATATTTTCCTTTAACTAATAGGATATACGAGATAAATTCAACTTACTTATTTAGGGACTTTATGAATGCTCCTGTTTATTTCAAGATTGAACTCAAGAAATACCAGCCTAAAAGTAACACTTATTTTCAAGATCCTGCTTACAAGGAGGAGCTTGATGGTATTGCTCTTACAACTCAGGAGTTATTTGGAGCTGAGGTTACAAGTGAGGAGGAAAAAGTTACGAAGAGACAGCAGTATAATGAGACAACATATGTTAGATCGCAAGATCCCATTAGATCTTACATCTACTATAATCTTTCAATAATCGGATATGATCTGAATAACAACTGGACTATAGTTCTAAATAACTATTATGATCTTGAATCTTCTTTTGTAGATAATTCCGAATTTACTTATGATCCTTTTAAATACAGAAACGCTATCAGATATAAGGTTTTACCTTCACTGAAGTTAAAGGAGGAATTAGCTTTGACGTCATGGTGGAATTTAAGAAACGCCTATGACGACACTAAGCTAAGAAGGATAGGATTCCCAATTATCAACATAAATGTTTCATCTTATACTGATGAATATGTTGTGTATTCTTCATATCCGCTAAAGCACAATCTTACCCCATGGACTAGCTATGCTGATAATCCTAACGGATACGTAGCTATAAAAGGAGACGAGGATCATAGCGGAGGATACCCAGTTAGAAGTGTGATAGACGAATATACGTTTACTACAATAAACAGAAGCGTCCACTTTGACCCAGGAGTCACAGTTTGGAAAATGCAAAAAGCACAATCCAGAAACTTTTTAAGTGGTCTTTACACGGAAGGACTGGAATACAGAGGTTTCCGTTTTGATTTAATACATTCAGGTTCGATAGAGCAGGATGCAACTAATTTCATTCAACAGGGAGCTTTCTATCTGAGATTGAATAACGATCTTGAGATAATATCACCGCTCCAATTCACAGCTAAACATGGTGAATGGTATGCGGTTGTAGTTAACCTTTCCAATAAGTATAAACAGGTTTCTATTACAGCATGGGCTCTTTCATACGATCCAATAAATCCTCAGGCCCAGTCCAGTCAACTTGTCAAAATACACGAGTACGTTCAGGCACTTCAGTATCCGATTGTATTTGAGGCTCCTTCTTCTCCAGTGGATGATGTTAGCAGTCCTTTTTACGGAACCGACCAGAATTCATATAAAGTATTTACTTCCCCTCTATATTTGAGTAACATAAGGCTGTTTAAGAATATGATAGATATAGATAACCAATCAACAGTTTTAAATCAAAATATCGTAAGAGACAGCCAACTTGCATATATTATAGATAACGCTAAACCGTTACTGAACGTTCCTAGATTTGTTCGTAACCGTTAAATTTTTTATTTATGCCGCGTAGAAAGCCTAAAATGAACAAAGTTGTCGAGGAAAAGATCAAAGAAACTCTCGACTCTATTATTCTTGATGAAAATCTGGATTCTGTAGAAACAGGAACAGGAGAACTTCCTAGACTCAAAACATCTGTACAGATGGATTTTGAGGAGGAGAAGATATCAGCTGCGAGGGATGCTAAATCCCTTTTAGATTCCCTAGCCCAATTTTACCTGGAGGAAAATAGCTCCGAAAATAATCCCTATCTTGAGTATAGGAAAAAAATAGATTCTCTCAACGTCTCCTCTATGATGTTTCAGCTGAAAACTGCTCAGCACGCTATTACAAAACTGCTGGAAGAAATAGATATGGGTAATATGACGCCCAGACTTTTTGAAGTGCTAGCTCAACTGCAAGGGCAGGTAATTCAGATTTCCAAAGACCATCAGGCCTATTTGGACAAGATGGAGAAGAGTTATAAAGTTATGAAGGGAGACATAGATTCTAAAAACTACAACGGCGGAATGGCAATAGGACAGGGTGAACATGGCGAATCCTCTAGTGGATACCATTTAGCTGACGGTAGCGGTATAAAGGTGAGGGGAACAAGAGGGCTCATGGAGAACCTAAGAGATATAATAGGAGCAGAAATAGTAGATGTTAGCCCAGTCGAGATTAAACCGGATGCTGTCGTTAACGCCAGGGACAAGATAAGAATGGATGCGGAGGAGAAAGGCTACGTTGGGGATCTCCCCGAAGGTAATGAGGATTTTGAAATCGAAGATGACCTTTTTAAATAATTTTTTATGGCAGAAGTCAAAGATAAAAGTTCCCAGGAGGGAAATGATGGTAATTATTGGAGCACAGCTAAAGTTAATGAGCTTTTAAGAAAAGCAGATGAAGAGGGTCTGGATTTTAAGAGTGTAGATAATCCATTCCATGACAATAACCCTGAACTGAGAAGATCTAATATCCTATGGGAGTACACACAAGAGGAGATAATCGAGATACAAAAATGTGCTAAGGATGTAATATATTTCTCCCAATATTGTCAAGTGATGACAGATACGGGTCTTGCCTATATAAGACTAAGAGACTATCAGGAGTCTGTTCTCAGAGAATATCAGGCTAATAGATTCAATATTTTTCTAGCACCCAGACAGGTTGGTAAATCCATAATGTCTTCCGTATTTCTTGTCTGGTTTCTTCTATTTAATCACGACAAGAATGCGATGATTCTTGCTAACGTTGGCGACACCGCGGAAGAATTGATGGATAAAATTAAGGCCGTTATAAGGGGTCTTCCGTTCTTTTTGAAGCCGGGTATGATGGTAAACAACGTGATGTCTATGAGATTTGATAACGGATGTAGGGTTATTGCTAAGACAACAACTAAAACATCCGGTATAGGTTTTACCATACACTTCCTATACATGGACGAGTTTGCTCATATCAATCCATCTTTCATGGAAGCATTCTTTAGATCCACTTATCCAACCGTATCCTCTTCCAGTGTTTCTAGAATCATCATAACATCTACCCCCAATGGTATGAATAAATTCTACGAGATGTATATGGGGGCGGTGAAAAAGGAAAACACTTTTAATCCGATAAGAGTTGATTGGTGGCAAGTTCCAGGTAGAGATGAAGCTTGGAAACAGAATGAGATGGCTAACCTTGGGTCTGAAGAACTTTTCAATCAGGAATACGGTAACCAATTTCTTAGCTCATCTACTCTCCTATTGGGGTCGCAGGAATTACAGAAGATAAAAAGAAACGAAATTGAATATATCTGGCAAGAAATAGACGAATTCCATTATTCTGATATAAATTACGAGAATTTTCTATGGCATCCTAAGTTTGATATAGATACTGCTAATGACGGGGAGAAAAAATACGTTATCTCTGTTGACCTGTCTGGTGGTAACAAGGGTGATTTTACTGTTATAAATATCTTTAAAGTTTCTCCACTTCCAAAAAAATCAATAGAAAGAATAGATGAGTTTGATGACGAGGGAGACTTTTTTGGGTTGATACAGATCGGTATAATGAGGGATAATGAGATAAAGCTAGAAGAAGTTGTGAAGATATTAAGGATACTGGTTAAAAATATATTTGGGGTTGAGTCCGTTAAGATTGCTTTAGAAATGAATTATAAGGGGGAACTTTTGGTTGATAAGTTTTTATCAGATGAGGATCTTTTCGAGGAGCTTTTTGTTTACACTAAGCATTCAGAGTCAGCCAGATCAGCTAGAGTTGGTATTAAATACAACGAGAAAAACAAGATGAAAAACTGTGAGCAGCTTAGAACCCTAGTAAGAGCGGATAAGATTTTGGTAAATGATAAAAAATGGACAGTTCCTGAATTGTTTACATTTGGTTTAAATTCCAGGGGAACCTATTCAAGTCAAACCGGGCATGATGACGTCGCTATGTCTCTTGTCAATTTACCATCTGCCTTTGAGAATGGAGATTTCTATCAGCTGGTCGGTGAACTTTTTGATGTCATGGAGGGAACGTATAAAAGCTTGATTATATCTAAAATGGGAGAATCTGGATTTAACCAGCAGGGATCCGATTCAAACGGCGGGCTTAATAATGGACCTGTCACAAAAGATGGCAAAAGCTTTAAGGATTTCAGTTCCTTAATGTAGCCTCCTTCTTTTTCTAATTTGGTTTGATATATAGACAAAGAAGAAAAAAATCGCAAATAAATAATGGCACAAAAAATTAAAATTGACTTTTCACAATTTAGAGCATCCGGAGTTTACACACTAGAATTTGACAATTCTGCCAGTGTAATCTTAACGTCTACGACGATAAGATTGGTTGTCGGTTTCTCTAATAAGGGACCATTCAATACTCCGGTCTACATACCGGATGCATCAACAATGATTTCTGTTTTCGGAGACATTGACAGATCCCTGGAAAATAGAGGATCTTTCTTTCAGAGATCTATACTAACTTGTTTGAATGCGGGTCCTGTTTTTGCTTTAAATCTATTAAAGCTTAATAACGACATTGATAGTGCTACACCAGATCTTGTTGACTACAGATCATACTCGATTGACACTGAGCAATTTAATGGTATTCTAACCAGTAAATTATATTCTTCTTTCTATAACAAGGAAAGATTCTGGTTCCCATCATCTGAGTATTTCTTAGCTACTCTGAGCCTCTTAGATCAAGGCAGATTGTTTAACCTTGTTAATCTTGGTCAACAACCTATGAGTGTTATCATAAGAAAGTCTACAGATTCAACTACTCCTATAAAAGGATATAATGTGTTTGCTATAGATTGGTATGGTGCAGATAATGTGCCTAGCTTTATGCACCCTTATGACTACATACAGGATTACTTCATAGATGTTATAGCTGTTGCTGGTAGTTGGACAAACTATCCTCAGTTATCTGTAGATCCTCAATGGAGCCAGTATTTTACAGCTAATGGATTCATCAAGAGCCAAATGGACAATTTCTTGAATAATCCAAATGTTCAGCTTTTAGTTTACCAAACTGGATGTTTAATACCCGACTTTGTTGATCTAAATGGCGTTAACCAATACATACAAACGCTAGTCAATAATAACACAGCTGCTACAGGCCTATTCTGTGCGATTGATGAGAAAGCATTTGATGATATTTGTAACAATGATTATAAGATAGATCTTGTTGGTAATAACCTTATTGATGAGCTAACTTCAGATAGGGATCTTTTAAGCCCTAGATTAGATTTCTTAAGTTATGACCAGGCATTATTGGCTGATTATCTATACACTGAAAACAATATAGGCGTAACTGGTGCTTCTGGCGCAACTGGAGGTAATATGTACGTTGGTACCCTGTTTGATACTATAACATTTGGAGCTACTGGTGGTACAACAGCTAAAGGTGTTGCTGCTAGTAATTTCCAAACCTACGATCCTGCTGCATTTGATGGCGGGTATCATTACATAATAACAGGAACAGGCGGAGCTTCTCCCTTAACTACATCTCAGAAAAGTGCACTTAAAACTTTCTGTACAATATCTTCTTCGGATGATCAGAAATTCATTATAGGTAAAGTTAGTATCCCTGCTGGAGTAACAGGATCAGTTCCTCAATCATTCGGCGGTGAGAATTCAACAGAGCTTGTTAAATTGAAAATAGCTTTAACCAAAACATCTAACTCTGAGGTTAAGATACTTTGGCAGCATCCATTAGATACAGCTTTCTATAGAGCTCAAGGTATAACTGTTGAGCCATGGCCTTATGTTCAACAGATTCCGATTGATCCTGCTGTTTCTTTCTTGAATTCCGGAACTAATGTTTACCAATTCGGATGGGCGAATAGAATAGGAATAGATGATATACTAAATCCAGATGGCGCTGGTGTAACTGGATCTGGATTCCCAGATGGTTATTCTAATGCCCTAATCTCTTATTCTATGTCTGATGCTTATATCGATTACGATTATGACGAGACCGCAGACGGGGATGCTATTTGGAAAAATTCTCAGGGTACTGATATTCAGTATACTTATTATCAAAGCCTAGTAGATAGAGATGGATTCCCTTACATTGCAGTTAGAACCTATAGTAACAGCTCTTTAGACATCTCTAGTCTGGAAGATATTGTTGCTTTCGGAGCTTCTTATGCATCTGATAATGTGGGTCTACCAGTTTCAGAAGATAAAATAGACATAATCTCACAAAACGGTAATATCAGCGATTACATTGAGGTTGTGACGAGAATAGACTCCACTACATTTACGATTGGGCTAGATGCTTTAGGAAATGTTCCTTTAGCGGTTGGCGATTGGATAGTATCCACCGACTTGAACATCTGTTTAGATGCGGCTGGAACTAGACAATCAAGATTGGGCAAGATCACAACTGTCTCTGCTACTGCAACTAGCGGTATCTATAGAGTAACATGTGCTAGACCAGTCCTTTACTACTCAGGAACACCTCTAAGAGTTCAAAGATTTACCTCCATAGAGGACTTCACAACATCTTTCGATTTCACATATTTCCAAGGTTTTACAATGACCGAAAGACATAGACCAAATGGAACTGATGCTAGAATAACTGAGATATTGGACGTTCTATACGAAACTGATTTAGCTATAGCACTTGCAAATAAGGATGCTATAACATACAGATACGTTATTGACACTTTCTCTGGACAAATACTTCCAAATTCTAAGTATCAGCTAAGTAAGTTGGCTATGATGAGACAGCAATCTCTTGCAATCATCAATGCGCCTTCTACCGCTCAATTCCAGGCTTCTACCGATCCTAGATTTACTAATGCGCCAACCGCAACGGATCCTAAGCCTCTATTGAATACTGCTTATATCGCAGCAGGCGGTAACTTATCCTTGAACCCAACTTATACATTCAGTCTTCCTTCAGAGGCAGATGGAGCTAAGTTCGCAGCTTTCTACATTCCTTATGTCACTATAAGGGAATCAAATAGAAATGTAAACGTTCCACCAGCGGCCCTTGTTTCTAACAACTTTGTTAGAAAGTTCGCAACAGGTGAACCTTACGCGATAGTAGCAGGTCAAAAAAGAGGGGTTCTTTCAGGACAGACTATAGTTGGTGTTGAATATGACTTCAGTGACGAGGACAGAGGAAATCTTGAGCCTTTCGGATTAAACCCTATAATTAGAAGAAGAGGAGTTGGTGTTGTTATCTTTGGTAACGGTACCGCTTATCAGCAAGTAAACTCTGCATTCAGCTTAGTTCACGTAAGAGATCTATTAATTAGCGTAGAAACGGATGTTAATCAGATCCTTTCAAACTATTTGTTTGATTTCAACGAAGATTCGATCAGGCTTGAAATTAAAACATTAGTTGATAACTATCTAGATGGTGTAAGAGCAGGAGGTGGAATTTACGCATACAAGACTATTATGGATGCTACTAATAACACACCAGCTATTATAGACATGAACATGGGAGTTATAGATATTATAATTGAGCCCGCTAGAGGTATACAGAAATTCATTAACAGAATCACTGTAACCAGAACGGGCGGTATTGCTTCAGGAGGATTCATACAATTCGTGTAATTTTTGGCATCCAAAAAAGTGAAAGATAAATAGTTAAGACATGGCAGGTTTACCACATTTTACAAATTCGATTTCTTCGATGAGCAACTACGAACCGGTTTATTTAAACCAGTTCGAGGTCGTTATAAATCCTCCAGCTTCAGTGGCTGGAGGTGCTATCCTTTTGGAACACGTAACTAAAGTTTCAGGAATTGATGTAGATAAAAATCCAGCTCCGGTTGCTCAGAAGTACAAATTTGCTAAAAGAAACTATGCCGGTGCTAAACCGGACACCACTGGAATGACAATAAGTTTAAGTTTTACTGTCAACCTTAATGATGCTAACTCTATGTACGTTTTCAAGACGCTTAGACAGTGGACTGATCTTATTTATAATCCTCTCACTGGAGCAATGGGTGTTAAGAACGATTACGTAGGTTCTATAGTCATCTCTATTTTCAATAAACAAGGAGATGTTTTTAAGAGAATCGTATGTAAAGACTGCTTTCCTTTAAAACCAGTTTCTGCTATGAATCTTAATTACGGCGGGGAGGAAGTTTATAAAATAGATAATATGGAATGGGCAGTAGATTACTGGGAGGATTTATTCCTATAAAAAAAATAAAAACAGATGGCTGGATTACCACATTATACTAACTCACAAGCTGCTATAAAACTTTACGAACCGGTTTTCCTTAACCAATTCGAGGTTATTATAAACACACCTGCAGGAGTTCAGCAGCTTCCTGGACTAAACGGAGAACTTGTATTAACCCAGCAGGTTAAGAGCATATCTGGTATGGCCGTAGATATACAGCCAGCTGGAGCCGTTGAGCAGTTTTACAAATTTGCTACTAGAAGATATGCAGGGGGTGAGCCTTCTCAAACTGATATGGATTTAACGATGGAATTTGAAGTTAACCTTAACGAATCTAATTCTATGAGTGTCTATAAAACTTTGAGACAGTGGTCGGATCTTATTTATAATCCTCTTACTGGAGCAATGGGTCTCAAGAGAGATTATGTTGGATCAATGGTTATATCTATATTTAACAAACAAGGGGATGTTTTCAGAAGAATCAGAATTCCAGTCTGCTTCATAAGCACGCCAATCACTCCGATTGAATTAGATTACGATCAAGGATCTGGACTTTATACAATATCAATATCATGGAAATGTGACTATTGGGAGGATCTTTTCCTATAAGATAAGGAAACATATTTTTAAGGGACACTATAATTTGTGTCCTTTTTTGTGTAAGGTTATATAATTTATAATAGATTCTTTATGTCATTAAATTTATCCCCAGAAGAAATACTCAGAAGCAAAGAATCCTCTAGTGGATTTGTCTATGATGATCCAATCGCTAGTAAAAAGGAATCTGCAGCACAGGTGGAAGCCCCTGCAGCAGATAGTGTAAATCATCAGAGTAATTTTCAAGAGCAGCAACCACAACCAGTCTTTACACAGACTGATACCCCGACATCGTTAGGTAGAGTTGAGAGAAAAATTTATTCCACAGAGGTACCTCGGAATAGAAGGGAGGAACCTAAACAGCCTGGCGAGATAGGTTGGAAAAACCTACCAATGAGCATATTGCCATCTGGGGGTCTTTTTTACCCTGATGGTACAAGAATAGCCATCAGATCTGCGGAGGTTAAAGAGATAAGACACTTCTCAACAATAGACGAGGATGATAGACTAGATCTGGAAGAGAAACTCGGATACATTCTTGACAAATGCATGAGAATGGATTTTCCCGGTTTGGATGTTGTTTCATATCAGAATCTAAAATCGGAGGATAGATTCTTTGTTATAATGGCTATAAGAGATCTCACTTTTACCAAAGGTGAAAACAGCATATTTTTAGTTCCCGATAATCCATGTGAGAATAAAGAATGTCCTATTAGAGATGGCTTTGAGCTCAGAACTGGTGTCCTTTCTATGTACAAGATAGATGATAGGATAATGAAGCACTATGATCAGGAAAGAAGATGTTTTTCTTTTTATGTCACTAAACTTGATAGGAATATACAGATGTTTGTTCCTAGTATAGGCGTAAGTAAAAGAATATCCGATATTGTTATTTCACTAGTTAAAAAAGGAACAGACCTCGATGACGCATTTATCCAGATCTCGCCTTTTCTTTTTGAAGATTGGAAGAGTCTAAACGAATCAGTTTTTCTCGCCAAGCTAAGGGAAAGTGATTCTTGGACAAAGGAAGAGTTCAGTCTTCTATTCCAGTTATCTGAGAAAATTAAAATAGGAACAAAGTCTAAAGCTAAGGTTTCCTGTCCGAAGTGCGGTGGAAGGGAGGTCACCGCTAATATTACCTTTCCCGAAGGGTTCAGATCTCTTTTCGTTATTTCAGATATCCTTAGAGAACTTCTTTGAACTTAAATTCAGATTGTGGAAAGAACACTCTCTAGATCCTGCTTGGATCGAGAGCATACCATATTATGAGTTTCAGATATGGCTTGATATGCTAAACGCTGCTATAGATGTTGATAATCAGGATACATTAGCGGAGGCAGGGAAAAACACTGTTTTCTCTTTTAGAAAGTAATATCAGGATCAAAATATATAGAAATAAAGGATATCCCTGTAATGTCACCCGAAGAAAAAGAAAATCAATTCCTAGACTTGTCAAGAAGTTTAGATAGCCTTATAGGTGAGCTTAAAAAAATGGACGTGTCCTCCATTAAGGGGGATCTTAAAAAGCAAGGGGATATTATACAGAAATCCCTCGGTAATATCAAGGGTAGCTTTAGAAAGGGAGGTAAAACAAAAGACGATGGCAATTATCTTGTTGGTGAAAATGGACCGGAGATTGCTAAACTCCCTGCTGATTCTACCGTGATTCCTTTGGACGTGTCTGATTTAATGGATGGTTTAAAAAATGTATCTCAGCTAAAGGCGGATCTTGATGATAAAGTTCTAAATTATGATAAGAGCATTGATAGGGTCACAACACCTCTTGGTGACTATAACATCGATCTTTTAAAAAGCAAGCTGGAAAAGGAAATCTTCGAGGATTCTTTAATGGATGTAAGCGATGATGGTAGTCGTGCAAAAGCTGTAAGCGCGCTTGAAAAATTGCAGGATAAAATAAAGAATTCTAAGAATGAGGTAAAGGAGGAAACTGTGGAAAATAAGATAGGTAAATCTGCTGGTCCCTCAGCGGAAGAGATAAAAGCGGAAAGAGAAAGATTATTAGCGGAGGATCCTGAATATTACAGCGATCCTAAAAATCTTCAACAGGAGCTAGATTATTTTGAAAGTAGTTATAATTTTGGGCCAGATTTTTCCTTCAGTAAAACAAAAAGTGACGAGTTAATAGAAGGTACTAAACCACCTAAAAAAGAAGAGGCTAAAAAGGAAGAAGAGAAAGAGAAAGGAGACGAGGATAAAAAAAGAAAGAGAGAAGAAAAGAAAGAGGAAAAAGAACCAAAATCTGGTGGAAAGCTTGATGGTTTACTTGGAAAATTAAAGGGAAAGGGGACCGAGATAGCTGGAACTACTGTAAGTAAAGCCATTTCATTTGGTGCATCCAAGTCTGGGCTGGGAGAAAAATTAAAGGGTGCCGGAGAAAAATTAGGAATTCCAAGTGAGTTTATAGATTCGAAAAAAATTAGTTCTAAAATTTCAAGTACAGGTGGAGAACTTGCCAAGAAAGCATTAGCAGGTGCAGGAAAAAAAGAGATAGACGAAACGGGAGATACCAGCAAAAAGATAGTGGAAAAACCTGAATTGTCTCAGCCTGTTAAACAAGCCTCTGCCCCGAAAGAAGAGGAAAAGACCTCGTCTAAAAATGAAACAAAAGAGGCGCCGAAGAGCGAGCCCGCAACCACGGAAACAGCAAGCTCTGGTGAGTCTAGTAAAAGTAAAGAATCTGGATCTGGCGGAGAAAAGGATAAGTCTGGTGGAGAAGCAGGAGGTATGGGTACATCAAATGATATGAAGGATGTTAAATCACTTTTAAGTAGAATAGCAAACACTCTTTCTGGTCCTCTTAACATAAGCACTTCGGAGCCTTTCCGTCCAAATTCGAAAAGAATTTAATTTCCATCGGGTTTTCTGCGGAATATTTTGTTATATTTGCAGATAATCTTTTTAATGGAAAGAATGAGCTCTGAAAGAAAAACATATACAAATCTAGATTTCATAGGAGAAGACTTCCTTACAGAGAATCCCAAATGGAGAATCATACCGGTAAACGAATCTGAATATATCGTTTTAACTGGTGATTCGATATATGGTGATAATGATAAGGAAAGAAAAATGGACGAAGTCTATCTAGAGATGGCTAATTCATGGGGAAGAAATTCCCACTGTAAAAGAGCTCAAGTTGGATGCCTGATGGTGAATAACAAATCCATAATATCCGATGGATACAATGGATCACCCACGGGATTTCCAAATGTTTGTGAGGATGTAAGTGGAAATACCCTATCGTGGGTACTTCATGCAGAGGCAAATGCAATAACTAAATTAGCCAAAAGCACGCAAAGCTCGGTTGGATCAACATTATATGTTACTCTTTCCCCCTGTTTTGAATGCTCCAAATTAATCATACAGTCTGCCATAAAAAGGGTAGTTTTTACGGAACTGTATAGGAAAAGTGAGTCACTTTCGTTTCTACTAAGAGGTGGAATTGAATTGGCCAAATTGTAAACCAGTAAATATATTAGGTAGATGATAAAAGAAAAAAATGAAACCAACATCCAGGTGCTAGCTGAAAATTTCATGTTTAGCAGAGACGAGAGATCTTTTAGAGATCTTTTTGAGAGACTTAAACCGGGTCTACTGAATCACTGCTTTGTTATTTTAAAGGATAGAGAATTAGCGGAGGATGCCTTCATTAACGCCATGTCTAAAATATGGAGCAAGATAGATCAATATGATGATGAAAGAGGTAATTTCTCAACCTGGTGTTATAACATAGCTAGGAATGAAAGCCTTCTTGTAATAAAGTCGAGAAATAAATACGTTTCTCAAAATGAGAAGGAGATGGATTTTCATTCTAGTAAACTTGAATCGTTTCTGGGCGATCAATATACTCTAGAGGAAAGAAGTGAATATGCTTTCTTTGATGAAGAGAATTGTATAGATTCCGTTTACGATTCTGTTATAGACGAGATAAGATCCTTACCTGAACTTTATCGCGACATAATGGTCGACCGTGAAATAAACGGTATGAAATACAAGGACATTGCTGTCAAGTATGGTATTAAAAAAAGATCGATAGCTACTAGAATAAGAAGAGCTAGAGCTAAGATCAAGAAAAAAATGAAGAAACAATAGCACATATCCATAATATAAAAATAAAAGATTATGTTTAAAGCACTAAGGGAATTTTTTGTATATCTAAAATATAGGAAGATAGTAAAAAGTGAAGCAGCTAGCGATGTAATTTGGACCAGAAAGGGACTAAGATACGATTGGCTTTGTCGGATTTACACTGTAATAAATCTTCCGCCACAGGTAACTATGTCCAGAGATTTACCGATGGAGGTTAGACCCTCTTTTGTTTTCGAAAATATAAAACCGTTAAACGACTATTTTAGAAAAGTTGGACTTGAGGAAATGATAACAGTTTCGATAGATCCCATAGAAACGACAAACAACGAGTCATATCTTGTTGTGTATTATTTTCTATTCAAAAGATTCAATTTTTTATGGGCTATTTTCTATTTTCTCATTTTACCTATAGCATCTATCTGGTCTATTTTTCACTTTCTTATTTGATAATAAATGAATGATTTTTTAATTAAGGAGAGGGCGAGAATAGAGGAAAAATTAAATGTTTTTCAGGACCCAAATTTTATATTCGAGGAAGAATCTCATAGCTATTTTTATTCTGGTAAAAAATTTGATTCTGTAACAACTCTTCTGAAAAATTTCAAGGAACCTTTTCAAAGGGATTATTGGATAAAGGAAAAGGCAAGGCAAAGAGGGGTAGATCCCTCCGTGATAGAGGCAGAATGGACTGGAGCGGCAAACAAGTCAACTAAACTAGGAACTAATGTTCATAAATGGATAGAAGATTTTTGGAGTGATAGAGACCCAGAAATGCCTGAA